TTTCGTCACTGCCCTTCAGTATTAGCTGGGCAATCATATCGGGCGTCACGCTAGCCGACTCGGACGGAGCGGGTGTAGACGATGTGGCCGCTTCTGCTATCTCGTCTGACAGGGTATGCTCTTGCATACGTTTTGCCATTGTATTCTCTCTTGTTGTATTAGTGACGGCAGTGGAGCTACAAAGGGTTGAGGAGGCATCTGCACCCCTCCGTAGACTCCACTGCCATCATGGGCTATTAGTTAGACTCGTTGGTCACAAACGGGCGAGTCATCGTCACTTCAGCCAACCCGGATGACGGCGTATCAAGTGCCGACGTGGTTTCCATGAAGTGAATGGCATCGCCAGCCACAACAGCGTCATCAACGCTGCCAGCCGTGGCCGTCAAGTAACACAGCGCGTCTGCGGCTAGGCTAGCCAGCCCCTTCACTACGCCACGACCACCGATCTGATACCAACCATACTGGTCGGCAACATTGGCGCTCATAGCGACAGCAATCGGACCAACAGCGTTAGCCGAAGCCAATGCGGTGGTGAATCCACCGGCATCGTAGGTTACAACCGAACCAACTACCGTAGAAGCAACGCCCTTGAGGTAGATGAACTCACCGACGCCGTACGCCGTGCTGGCTACGTCCTCGGCAGTAACAATCGAACCCAACGGGTGATTCTGCGTGGCACTGGTTTCATCAATCGCCTGTCCACCAATAAGGCCAGGCTGAGTCTTCTTGAAATCAGACATTATTCAACCCTCCTCTTAGGCAGTGACGTTGTAAATGACGCCTTGACGGCGACGATTGTTGGTGGTGACCTGAAGACCCACAACCACAAAGGCAACCTTCGCCATCTGATTCGACGGCTCTTTGAAAGGCGTCTTGGCGAAGTTCATGCCGGACTGAATGTGGAGCTTCAGATAGTCCGTGTTCAAGAAATAGATGCGGCCCGATCCGCAGTCACGGTCATACTGCACCGGAATACCACGGAACGAAGGCAAGCGACCATCAACACCTGGAGCGTCGTTGGCGCTCAAGCGCTGGTAGCCGGTGCCTTCAAAGATCTCTTCAAACGAAGCGTAAATATCGTTCGTCGTGAAGATATTGGTAGGCTGCTCATTTCCTTCGGAGACATCGTTCCAGGTCGTTGCCATCCGCAGCATACCTTCATAGAAGTTCGTGCCGCTAATGGTTTTGAACGACGTGTCGGCGGTGGCATTGTTGGACTTGTTCTGCCACCAGCTATTGCCGCTGACCGTGATGCCGCCCAGCGTGGTCGGCGTCGAACTCGGATCGTCAGCAATGATGTCCTGGAAACCCAGCGGCGCTTTGCCGGTCTGGGCGCTGTAGATCGAAGAGTTGATCTGGTCGCGCAGGGTCAGCATGGACTGACGGGTCTTCGCTTCCAAGAGCTTCATGGCCGAATCGCTCTTGCGATTCTCCATCTCTTCGGTGTAGTTGATCGTGATAGGCACAGCGGCGTAGCGGAACGGATAGAACGCTGCCGTGATGCCATCTACGGCGTCCGTATTAAGGACATCGTAGCCACTGAAGTACTGGGCGCTATTGCCCGCATACATCAAATCAACCTGGATCTCTTTGCCACCGTTTTCGGTGACCAGGGCGCCGCCACTGCGGAACATGTCAAGCGTGGGGTAAGCGTCGAAGAAGTTGTCGGTCAACTCCTTGCGCTTGGCACGCATGGTCAATGTCCAAGCGGCGTCCCAGGTTTCGGTCGTGCTGGTCGCTGCCATGGTTTATTATCCTCTATTCAAATCCTAGATTGGCTAGACCCGACAACACCTCGTTGTCGGACATAGGGCCACCGGATTCGCTAGCGTCAACCTCTGGCGTAGATCGCACTGCACGCTTGCTGGTCCTACGCGCTTGGGTATCGTTCTCTCTAAGCTGTGCAGCCCTTTGAGCGGTGATACCGGCGTGTAGCTCGTACGCCTCTCTGACTGTATACGGCTGGCCCGTATTGGGGTTATTAATACGGGTCGTCGCAACAATCTGATCGGTGTAGCGATCCAAGTCGTCGCCATACTGCGCCCGTGCTTCCTGCACCTGCTGACCGATGTAGGCCGTCTGCTGGTTTTGGACGTACTGGTTTGCGTGCGACAACTGTTGCTGCAACTGCTCAACCTGGCTTTGGAGCGTTTGCATCCGCTCACCGACCCTGTGCTGAATGATCTGCTCGACGGCATCAATGCCTCGCGCATCCTCTTCCGACAGGTTCTGCCGCATCTGCTGCACCGGATCTACTACCGGCTGTTGCGGCACGGCCATTTGCTGCAAGCGGTTGGCCCATTCATTCTGCTGGGCTTGTAGCTCACGGCGTTGCTCGGCCAAGTCTTGCTGCGTGCGTGTGAACTGCGCTTGTAGGTTCTTGGCTAACGGCACCAAGCCCTTGTACTGATCTGGAACTGCGCCGACATCGCCTCTCAGCCAGTCGTGCCGTTCCGGGTCAAAATCCGACGTTTCGCTGTCGGAGTGTCCAGTGCTATCTGACTGTGCCGGTGCGGGCGTGTCATCTCCAAACAGTTCAACCGAATTGCTCGGTGACCGATCTTCTGATGAACCCACATCGGGTGACAAGTCGTCTGCGCCGGAGTCCAGATCCAGGACCGCTTCGGACATACTTATGAGTTCTCCTCGTTATACGCCTTCTCCGCAGCAGCGACAGCCTCTTCGGGCGTGTTCCCAAAAAAGGCAGGGTCGGTATTGCGCGGAGCCGGGTTAGTGACTTCAGAGCTAATGTGTGAGCGAGAGCCGCCAACCCTATCGGCGCTTTCGCTTACGTTGTACTTCTTCAGCAATTCTTGCTTGTGGCTGTAGGACTCAACCACCTCGCCAAATCCAGCGTGGAACTTGCCATACATGCCCGAATGCGAGTTGTGGATGAAATTGCTGGTGACAAAGATCATCCGGGCTGTGCCATTGCATTCCGTGCAGGGTATGATGCGCTGTATCTGGGCATGAGTGGCCGATGGCACGTCTATTTGCCGATGGCCGCACTCTTTGCATTCGTAGTCGTGGAGTACCATCGCTTATCCTTGCCCTGGCGCACGCTGCAACTCTTGGCTGACCTCTTGCGCTTGGCTTCTCACCAGTGAGATGATGTTGCCCTCGCTCATAGTGCGGTCTGAGCCGCCACCAGCGCCCCCTCCTTGCGCCGGGGCGACCCCTTGGGCCATCTGTTGCAAAAATTGCTGGTGCTGACCAACGTGGCCTTGCACCACCTGTAGCACCTGCTGCTGCTGGGCCGGTAGTAGCTGCTGGAACTGCGGCAACTGCGTGATCTGGCTGTGGAGTTGGATATGGAGTTGGTGGTTTTCGTTGGGCGTAACGCCCGGATCGCCCCCGTTGACCAGATACGCCACATTTTCCAAGTTGGCCGCTTTGATCGTGTCGGCGTCCTCGCGGTTGCCCAGGTATTTGTCGGGGTCTTGCACCCGGAATGCAGCCAGCAAGCCCTTGATCGCTTCCAAGCGGTTTATTTCGGGCAGGTTGATCGTCATGTTGAACAGTTGCAGCGCATCTTGGCGCTCTAACTGCTCGGTCAACGGCTGCATTGACCCGGCTTCGATGTCGATCTTGTAGCGTATACGCAACAGGTCTGCCGACACGGCCTCATACACCGGATCTTCGGTGTCGCGGGCCACGTTGATGAGGAAACTTTCCGGCGTGTAGCGGGCATCGGCCATCATCCGCAGCGTATTGCGGACAATCGTGCGGTAGCAGTCGGCTACGCGCAGTTGCATCCACTCGCGGTTGATCTGCGAGAACGATGCCTGTAGGCTGGCCTGTGTAGCGGTAACCTTCGGACCGCCCCCCATCGCCAACTGGCTGACGTTGAGGCTCTGTTCCTCGTAAGACCGCGCATCGGCCTCTATGCCCAACTGGTCGGGCGGCGGGTTGCCGAAGTTCATCTCGCGCATCGACGAGTTGGGGTCTTCCACCCAGATGATCTCGCCGTCGCGGCCCGACTCCAGCGTGTCGCCAATGTCTTGGTTGGCTTCGCGCTCTCTGCGTGAGGCTAGCACAATGCGCTGAAAGCGCTTGAGCAGGTCAGCCCGACGCGACACCGACTCTACGATGAGCGACTGCGTGTCCTC